TCCCATATTATTGATTTATCAAAATCGCAATTCGATAAGATAATTAATATAGATGACTATTACCATAAAGGTAGAAGAGCTGCATTTGGCTTTCCATGGTTAAAAGTTGGGGATGAGAAAATAAGATTTGAGAGAGTTGTACCTACAAAACAAGTACAGATAATGTATAATGCTTATAGAGAAGCATTTGGACCATTAGAAAGTGACAACATGTTAGAGGTTGTATGGTTGTTAAAAAACAAGTAAGATAAATTATAAACAAATAAAAACTAAAACAAATGAAACAAGAATTTAATAATGCTCAAGAAGCATTTGAGTATTACTATGATGTAATAAATGACGGTGATCACAATATTGTAGATGGAACTAAAGTTCTATATAATACTGGATTCTATCTTAATAACCCTATGGATAATAAGGTTAACACTGATTTTAGAAAATGGAATAATACTTATGCTATTAGAGAATGGGATTGGTATTTATCAGGAAATCCTAATGGTGAAGCGATTGCTAAATACGCACCGATTTGGAAGAATCATATGGATTTAGAAGGTAATGTAAGATCTAATTACGGTTGGCAATGGAATAGAGGTTCTCAATTAGATAGAATTATAGATAAGTTGCATGCAAATAAAAATACTAGACAAGCTTTATTATCTATATATGATGGTAAAGAAATAGGTACTTATCAGTATGACACACCTTGTACAAGTTCTATCCACTTTCAAATAGTAAATGATAAATTATGTATGAGTGTAAATATGAGGTCTAACGATCTTTGGTTTGGATTCTGTAATGACCAATTTTGTTTCTCAATGTTACAAGAAATGGTTGCAAAAGAATTAGGTATTGAAATCGGATGGTACTACCATTTCGCTTCAAACATGCATTTATACGACAGACATTTAAATAAAAATAATTAACATGGAATATAAAATTAGAGTTGGTGAGCAGGAAATTACTTTATACCACGATAATATGGATGCATCTATTAATGTAGATGAGTTAACAAGGATCGATGTAGGTAATATTTTTGGAGATGCAGTAACAATTAGTGCTGCAGTAAATAGAATAGGATTAATTAAGGCAGAGGTAGAGGCATTAATGTCAGAAACTAAACTTGATTATAAGATCTATGAAGGAGGATTTAAAGCAAAGCTAAGAAAGCAAGCTGCAAACAACTCCGGATTTTATACCGTAAGAATAGGTAATGAGGATGTAAAGATTAAGGCAACTGAAAAAGCATTGGAAACATGTTTTGAAACAGATGAGGAATGGATTAGATTAAGAAAGCTTCACATACAAGCTGAAAAGAACTTCAATTCATTAAGTAGTTTGTACTGGGCTTGTCAAGATAAGTCTAGAAAGCTAAATTCTTTAGTTAATGGTGTTACACCAACTGAATTTGTAGAGCAAATGATTGAGGGTAAGATTAATGGTATTTTGTTAAAAAAATAAATTTTGCAAAATAAATTAATTTTATAGTAGTTATATTAAAAACATGTTATATATTTGCAGTGTCACTAATGGCACACTAAAAATTTATAACATGTACAATAAAAAAGTAATTCAAATTTTAGCAAAAACAAGAGTAAGATTCGAAGCAAAATTAGGAAACGTAATTACGTTAGAAGAAGCAATCGCTTTCGAAACTAAAAAAGTAACAAGATTGCAAAAAGAGGATAATTCTAGATATTAATATTATGAGCGTAAAAGATTGGATCGAATGTGGTTATACATTAACTGAAGCTAAAGCATTAGTAATAGAATACTCTAACGAAGAGGAATATGAAAACATGGCTCACAAAGCTTTTGTAAATAAGAATAATTAATAATAATTTAAAAAGGAAGAGTTGACCCAAGGCATCTACTCTTAAACTAAAAAAAAGACCTTTAACAAACAAACATTTTATATTATGGGATTAGGAGTAAAAAGTACAACAGAAGGAAATGCAACATTTTTAGCGGTAGCAGGTGGTTACGTATGGGACAAGAGTAAAGACGAAACTCATCCACAGTACAACACACAAGAGTACAAGAAAATTGACGATTCAGTTGGTGTTAGAGCCGGAGCGAGGTATGACAATTTAACTGGAGAAATCGTTGGAGTAAGATTCAACCAACACGAGAAGTACGGGGAGTCTGTATTAGTAACAGTAGCATCAGGTGGTGAAAAGTTCATCATTTCTATTGGAACAAATAACAGATATTCTCAAGATATGCTTAAAGCATTATTAAAGATGAATTTCTCAAAGCCAATTTTCATTAATCCTTATGACTTTACTGACAAGGTAAAGAATAAAAGAGTTCAAGGAATTTCTTTTAAACAAGATGGTGAAAAAATTAACTTAAGAAATGACGACGCACCTTTTAAGGAAGCATCATTTTGGAAAGAAGCTAACAAGAAACAAATTAAAAGATTCTTCGAAGATTTAACTGAGTGGTTTACGACTACAGTAACTGAAAAAGTTATTGATGTGTATTTCGCAGATGGTGACGTTGAGGCAACTGAAAAGGTTGCACCAAAAGTTGTTGCTAAGGTTGAGGAGATTGCAGATGAAATGCCAGAAGTATCTGAGAATGACTTAGATGATCAACTAGGAGCTTTATTAGGATAGTAAATTAATTAATCAAACAATAAGGATCTATTTAACGATAGATCCTTTTTTAACTTAAGCAAACAATATGAAAAACGTATTATCAATTATATTTAACGACATACATTTAAAGAATGGAAACGAGGACGAAGTATATAAGTCAACAATTCATATGGTGGATTATGCTGTTAAGAATAACATAAAGAATTTAATTTTTGCTGGTGACTTGTTTGACTCAAGAACTTTCCAAAGACAAAAACAATTACAAACGTTAGATATGATGTTAGACTTATTCCTTTTGAATGGTTTAACTCTTTATATGTTTCCAGGTAATCACGACAAAACTACTTACAATAGTCCTGATTCATTTTTAGATATATATAGACATCATCCTTGCGTAGAATTTAATAGACAATTAAAGAATATAAATATAGATGGAGTGTCAATAGATTTACTTCCATTCTTTTCAGATGATTTATTAATACCAATGTTAGAAAAAGCTAAAGGCTCAGACATATTAATATCACATTTTGAAATGGCTGGATCAAATCACTTAGGACATATAAGTAAAAAGGTTACTATAAATGAGAAATTATTAAGTAAGTGGAATAAAGTTTATTTAGGACATTACCATAATCATCATGAAATAACAAAAGATATAGTACATTTACCTTCATTCAGGCAGGATAGTTTTGGAGAAGATAATAAAAAAGGTTTTGCATTACTTTATAAAGATGGATCTTATGAATTAATTAAAGGTAGCTTCAAAGAATATTTAAAACTATCAATAAATTTAAGTGAAACATCTAATAAAGAAATAACTAAGCTTATAGAATTACATAAGAACAGTGATCAAATAATAAGAATAGAATTTAGTGGTACAGAAGAACAATGTAAGGCAATTGATAAGACTCAGTTTAGAGATACAGGAATAGACGTAAAGTTAAAGTATAAAGAAGTTTATGGTATTGATATTAAAGAGCCAAGTAATATTGTAGAGAAGTATGATAAGGGTCAGATCATGGATTCATTTAAGGAATTTTGTGAAGACAAAGATTATGATTATAATGAAGGATCTAAAATGATTAAAGAATTTTTAAACAAATAAAATATGAAAAATAATAAATTAGCAATCACGAATGCACTTAAAGCTTTAGAAAAAAGATTTGGTGAACCAGTAGTTAGAAAAATGAGTGATGCTTCAACAGGAGCTAAAACCATTTCATCGGGTAGACCAGAATTGGATGCAGCTTTAGGTGGAGGATATGGAACAGGTAAAATAATAGAGATATTTGCACCTAGTGGATGTGGAAAAACTGGATTAGCTTTAGAGGCTATTGCTTCAGTTCAAAAAGAAGGTGGAGTAGTTGCAATCATTGATGCAGAACATGCGTTAAATACAGAGTATTGTGCTCAGATTGGTGTTGATGTAGATTCATTATATATATCTCAACCAACATTCGGTGAACAAGCAATTGAGGCTATTAGAGCACTTATAGAGACAGGGGGAATAGATTTAATAGTAGTAGATTCAGTTACTGCTTTAGTTCCGAGAGCAATCTTAGAAG